GCTGGTGGCGCACGTGACTACGCAAATGGTAGAGATAAGGCAGACGCATATGGAACAAAAACATCCGAATACTTTGCACTGGGATCTGCAGCGGCAGCTACTAGCTCTACGGAACCATATCCTGATGCTACACCAGCCGCTACAGGCTCTGGCTCTATTACTATTGCAGATGTTACAAGCAAGCCTATAATTCCGTATGTACCAGAAAGAGACTCAAATAAATATGGTATCAGTGTTGCAGATATTAATACTAATTTACAAATCTTAGTAGATGAAGTACTATCGCCAATCAAGGATGAATTTCCTGATATGAAAATAACACATGGCTTTAGATCAGAGTATGTCGAACTTGTTAATGGTAGTTATGTACCTAGAAGACGTGTTGGTGGATCACATCACTATAGAGGTATGGCAGCTGATATACAATTTACGGGTGCTACTAATAGAGAAGAATTCATAGCACGGGCTAATAGAGTTAGACAGATTGTTCCAGAGTGGACACAAATGATTATGGAAAATCCTGGAACATATAATAATAGAAACTTGCTATTACATATTGCATATGATAAGCTGGATCCTAGAAACCAAGTTATGACTGCTTTACGTGGTTCTGGTTTGTCAGATACAACAGATAGAGTATTTGTATAATGCCAGGTGTTAGTAGAAAAGACGATACACTTAATACAGGTCATGCAACTTGTGATGCAACTTCAACACTTGATACTCCTGGTCAGACAACAGTTAAAGCAAATGGTATTCTTATTGCCAGAATAGGTGATGATACTGTTGAACATGATCAACCTAGTGGTAGCAGTTGTGCACCACATACAGCTTCTATTACATCTGGCTCAAGTACAGTTAGAGTTGGTGGAGCATATGTTGCAAGAATTGGGGATTCTGTTGATGCAGGATCATTAACAGGTGGTTCATCTACTGTTAACGTAGGATAAAAGGTATAAATAACACTATGGAAAAGAATACTATCAGAGCACGTCAGAGTGTCTACTCAGACCTAGATTTTCGGTTTACTATTAATCCGAATACAGGTGACATTGCATTAAAGCGTGACGCTGAGGCTGTTAAACAATCAGTACAGAATATTCTTTTAACAGGACGTGGTGAAAGACCATTTAACCCAACCTTTGGTGGAAACTTAAGGGCATACTTATTTGAAAATTTTGATGCTGTTACTGAAGCTGCAATCAAGAACGTGATTATTAATAGTTTAAGAAACCATGAACCTAGAGTACGGGTTGATAATGTAGTGGTTTCAAACTTAGATTACCGGAATGCATTAAGAATTAGTATAGATATCACTATACTTTCTCCAGAGCAGACAACAGACATCGTAGAATTTGTAGTTGAGAGATTAAGATAAATGGCAGATACAACAAAAAGACTTAACGTAGCAGATATGGATTTTGATTCAATCAAGTCCAGTCTAATTACATACCTTTCAGAAGATGACGTCCTAAAGGATACCAACTTCGAAGGATCGGCAGCTAATACACTGCTTGATGCTATGGTATATATTACACACTTTAATGCGCTTAACGCCAATATGGCATTGAACGAAACTTTCCTTGACTCGGCTCAACTAAGGCAGTCAGTTGTTTCTCATGCTAAACTTCTTGGCTATACACCTCGCTCCTCTTACGCACCAATCGCTACAGTTGATATTACTGTTAATAACCCATCTAATGTTCTAAACGAAGATGGCACTGGTTATATCCCTATGACTATGCCTAAGGGTACACAGTTTAATAGTTTGATTGATGGTAAGACATATAGCTTTGTTACTGAAAGCACACAGACTATTACACCTAATGCTAATAACGCATACATCTTTGAAGGTGTTAAGCTAGTTCAGGGTGCATTTAAATCAACAACATATATCTTCGATACTGCTTCTAGTGAAAAGTTTGTAATTCCTTTTGAGAAAGTTGTTACATCTTCTATGGTTGTTACAGTACGTGAATCATCTATCTCAACCGAAATACTTGATTACGAAACAGCTAATGATGTATCAGCAGTTGGTCCAACATCAGCTGTTTACTTCTTACAAGAAGGTCAAGATGGTCTATACGAAATCTTCTTTGGTGATAATGTTATTGGTAAGAAGCCAGAGAATGGCAATGTTATCACAATTACATATATTGTTACTAACGATAATGAAGCTAACGGAGCTAAGACTTTCTCGCTAGCGGATACTATTCAAGGTAATACGGATGCTACAGTAACAACTATTTCTAAGGCTACTGGTGGTTCAACAAGAGAGGATATTGAATCAATTAAGTTTAATGCTCCTCTTGGATACACTTCTCAGAACCGAGCAGTTACTCCTGATGATTATAAAGCTATTATTCAAAACAACTATCCTAACATCGAAGCCATCTCTGTATGGGGTGGTGAAGATAATAGCCCACCTGATTATGGTAAAGTTTATATCTCAATTAAACCACGTGATGCTGAAGTGCTTACTCTTACGGATAAAGAACTCATTATTGGACAATATTTAAAGCCACGTAATGTTGTTTCTATCACACCAACAATTGTTGATCCAGCATATACTTACATTTACTTAGAGGCTTTCTTTAAATATAATCCCAACCTTACTAATGCGTCTGCTGATGCTTTAGCAATTATTGCACGTGAGGCTATTAGAGATTATAACAACAACGAACTTAAGCGGTTTGACGGCGTGTTCCGTTTCTCTAATCTAACTTCTAAAATTGATACAGCAGATCCAGCTATCATTAACACAATCGTTCGTGTTAAGATGAAGAAAAGATTTATACCTACTCTTAATACTGAGTTGAAATACACACTAAACTTCTCATCATCTTTCTATACAACATCATCAGATGAACAGATTATTACATCAACTGAATTTACATATCTAGGACGTCAGTGTACTTTACGTGACAGATTAGATGAAGATGGTAATCGTAATATGGAAATTGTAACAGGTACTGGTTCTAATCAAAGAGTATTAAATTCAGATATCGGTGTAGTAACTGAATCAACTGGTACTATTGAGTTAAACGGATTCAATCCAACATCTATTATTGGTGATTATATTGAAGTTACTGTTTCTCCTGAATCTAATGATTTAGCACCTAAACGCAACGAACTTCTTAATATTTTAGTTGATGAGTGTATTGTTAGAGGTGAAGTTGATACTATGATTACTGGTGGTACTTCTGCAGGTATTGATTATACCACAACGTCAAGGCATTAATTAAATGGCAACTAATGAAACAAATGAATTGCATGACGGATTAGTATTACGATCAATTGTTGATGACGTAGTTCCAGAGCATGTATCTCATAACTATCCGGGTTTAATGCATGCCTTGAAAGTCTATTGTGACTTCCTTGAGCATACTAACAACTCGGGTCATTATCTTAATACTATTGATATCCAGCGTGACATTGATAGAATTGAGTCAAACTTACTTCAACAACTACAGAAAGAAATTGGCGTAGCTATTCCTAGAACCTTTGCTGCTGATCCAAGACACTTATACAAAAGACTAACAGAATACTATCGTAGTCGTGGTACACCTGAATCTATTCAATCTTTCTTTCAGATTTTGTTTAACGATGAAGTTGAACTCTATTTCCCTAAAGATGATATGTTGGTGCCATCTGATGGTAAGTGGTATGATCGCTCTGAAGACACTATCGCTCATCCAGAAAACTATGCAGCACTATTTACATTTACACTAAGTGCTGATTCTACTACAGTCACTGGACTAGATGATAATAGCCGTAAACTAATTTATGATAATCCTATTGTGTTTGTCAATGATGTACACCGTACGGATTATAAATCTAATGTAGTTATCAATACTACAACTAATGTTCTTGACTATTCATTTGAGTTTGAATCAGAATTACAGAGTGGTGATGTTGTTGAAGTATACAGATCAGGCTCATTCTCTACTAATGATGGTTTTCTTGATAACTATAAAAAGATTCAAGACTCATTCTTTTATCAGAAATTTTCTTATGTTCTTCGTACTGGTACCAACGCTGAAGACTGGAAGAACCCATTTGCTCGATTAGTACACCCTGCTGGCTTTATCTTCTTTGGTGAGATTTTGTTATTCCTTGATAATCTTGGAAACACTTTCCCAGTATTACAGCCAGGTCTACAACGTGGTGGTCTAGCATTCCCAATTGTTATCACACCAGTTGATGCTTCTCCCTCTTTTGTTAAGACACTAGATAATGTTGTTGCTTCAATGATAACAGTATCGTTTAGACCTGAAACAAGCACAGAAGTATTTGGAAGTGCACAACACTTTGACCAATTAAAATTTAGATATACAAATCGTATTGAAGAATACTCAGAAATCACTGTCCAAGACATTATAAATAATAAAGTACAATACAACATTGACTCGTTTATCGAGATTGAATAAAACACCCTAGGAGTTAGAAAACAATGACCGCCATCATTACCAACCATTTTAGACTGAATGCTGCTAAGGAATTAGTAGATGATGCAGTCAATAGTTCAAGCTACTACTTATTTGTAGGTCGTACCGAGCCATGGACATCAGAAGCATCACCTGATACACCGTATGATAATACATTTGCATATAACACAGATGTATGGCAACGTATGTCGTCTATGAAAGAAATCACAGACTTGGATATCACTTATGCAGTACCTCGTTACCAATGGGTATCAGGTACAACATATGCGGAATATGATGATCGTGATACTACACTAAGCACGAAATCTTATTATGTTATTTCTGATAACAACAATGTTTATTTGTGTTTGAAGTCTGGCGGCGTCTCAACACAAAATCCAGATACATCAGGTATCGTAACAAACGGTGTTATTGATTTTAGTGCTAATGATGGTTATATCTGGAAATACTTGTTCACAGTTTCTACAGATGACTCAGTCAAGTTCTTAACATCTGCATTTATTCCAGTACGTTATCTTACAGCTCAACCAGCTGTTGGTGCTGATGCTGCTCTTACCAACTTATGGGATGTGCAATCAAATGCTGTAGATGGTGCAATTTATAACATAAAAGTATCAAATGGTGGTACAGGATATACTTCTGCTCCTACAGTAACAGTTACTGGTAACGGTTCTGGTTGTACTGCAACAGCGGTAGTTACTTCAGGTGTTGTTACAGGAATTAATGTAACTAATGCAGGTACAGGATATGATCAAGCTGCAGTTGTTCTAACTGGCGGTGGTGGCTCTGGTGCTACTGCTTATAGTGTTATGGGACCAGTTGGTGGCTTTGGTGCAGATATTCGTGAAGATTTAAGATCACACTTTGTTACAGTCAACGTAAGACTAGTATATGCAGATGGTCTTGGAGACTTTATTGTTGGCAACGACTTCCGTCAAATTGGTATTATTCGTAATCCATATAACTTCGGAACTACTACTGCAGCAACAGCTGCAACACTATCAGCAACCAAATCACTTGATGTTGCAACTGGCGGAACATTCGCAAATGATGTTACCATTGAGGGAACAGTCACGGGTGCTAAAGCCATTGTTGATTCATATGATGCAACAAACGGTATTATTAGGTATCACCAAACAGAAGCAACAAATTATGTTGACTTTACAGTATCGGACTTTGTTCGTGTTGTTGGTGACTCTGGCTCAGGTCAGGATGTAACTGCCATAAATAATCCTGAAGTACAACCATATTCGGGTCAAGTTATCTTCCTGGAAAACAGAACTCCGGTTAACAGAGCCTCTGACCAGATTGAAACAGTTAAACTCGTACTTGAATTTTAAGGGTCAATAAAAACATGGCAATCAAGTTTAATAT